CTGGCTCGGACGAACAACCCTCTGAGGATCTACCGGAGGCAACCCGCCAACAGGCATAACTGGAGGTGAAGTTTGAGGCTTAGCAACGATCACTATTCTTTCTGGAGCGCCAAACATAAAGCGGCCATTGCCACCTCTGGAAAAATGACATTTATACTTTTCCATTGAATTTGACTGGTCTGTTCTGTTGAAGGAGACCATTCCGTTGTCTTCGTCAACTTCCGTCACAGAGACTTGATTTCCAAGAACTTTTTGCAATTCTATTTCTAGCTCATCGCTCATGGATGGACGTTGCTGAACCATAGGGCCGGAAGGGCTCTCGACGTCGTAAGTTCCTGGCATCCCTGCTTTTACCGAAATAGTGCCTGTTAGTTGATTTGCTCCGTGGAGAACTGGGCTAACTTCGTAGAGTTCAAGCTCGTAGATTACGTTTGCTTGAGATTTTTGGTCAAATTGAGCTCTAAGAGTTTTGTAGCCTATTGACCACTCTTGGTCTTCGCCAAAAAAAGCAACATTAGCGAATGCTTCTTTGCCCTTTTCTGAATTTAAATTAAACTGGACACGGGCAAAAAGTCCTCCTATGCCAGCCATTTTCATTTTCATTGGCAGTCTTGGATCGGTGGACGGAACTTCGTATATCTCTAGAACTTTGCCAATCGGGTCATTCCAGTTATGACCCCACACCACACGAGGCTTGCGCCGCATCAGGCTTTTGGTAAATGCTCCGCTCTGAACGATATCGCCAACAGAATCTTTGTTCCCTATTCCGGAAACGAAGCACTCGACCATGCCTTGAGCCTCGTCAAGATTCAGTACGCCGGATTTTCCGTTGACAACGGACGACATTGAACCAGCTTTATATTCAAAAGAATTTCCGGACATTTAAGCACCTTTTCTCGTCTAATGAGATGATAGGTTAAATTGCTAATCTGAAACGGAAAGTATTGTTATATTTTTTAAAGAAATAATATAAAGAAACTATACTGTTTGAGCAAAAAGCCAGACCGATCGAGCTTCTGATTCAGCTATCTCAAACTGATCATGAGCAAGAAGGTTGGCATACATCTCTCCAATTCCTTGCCTAAACGCTCTGAGTCTTTCTTCTTCGTTTGAAAAATCAAAAGACTTAATCATCAGATTGTATATTTCTGAAGATATATCGCTGTTAAGAGATTTTATTTTCATCAGGTGAGACTCGATAGTTTTTACAACATCAATTGTCGGAATGGACTTAACTTTAATCCCATTTTCTGATTTAAATTCTTTTCGTGAATCGAAAGAATCATTAATGATCGATGTGAGCACGGGCTTTATGTCGTCTTCCATCTGTCTATTCCAAACATCAACAGCCAGTACCTGCTCAATATCGAGAGTCCCAGCAGAAAGGGCTTTTTTGGCTTTTGCTCCAGAAGATTTCTCCATGACAACTCTTTGCTGACGCTCTAGCAGTCTTTCGATACTGCGAGCTAGTATCTCCGACCATCTCTCGATGGCTGTTTGACATTTTTCATCGTATGTCTCGCTGAGCGATTTTGTCTCGATGGAGGCTTGACGTTCCCCCGCTGTTGCCATTTGCTGCTGCGGCATCCCCTGCGTGATTGCTTCCGATGGGATTGTAGTCTGAGCCAAATCGCCAGCTGGAGGAGTTGCCTGCCCGGCCATGGATTCGGCGATTGCCCCTTGCATAGTGTTTGGATCGAGCGGAGGAGGTGCTCCTTCCATCCCTGGCTGTCCTGGCATACCTGGGGGCATCCCTGGCATACCTGGGGGCATACCTGGCATACCTGGGGGCTGTCCTGGCATACCTTGCTGCTCCCCCATCATCGCCTGATTTTCTTCCATTTTTTTCTTTGTGTTGGCAATTGGAATAAGATTTGGATTCATAAGCAAAGAGTCAGCGAGGTCTGCTTCTACTTCTTTTCTTGAAGAGCCGGTCCGGTATTCGTTTGCACTGATTAATCCAGTCTGAAATTCCTGGAGCAAATACCTGTCTCGCTCCTGCTTGTAGAGCATTAGGATTGGAACTTCGGAGGTGTCGAAGTCTAAATAGTACTTATCGTCTAACTCGTCTAGCCCCCGAGCGAGTGGCTCTAAATGTGGAAGCATTGTTTCCATCCAGAAAACACGGATTTCTTCTGCGGCATTGCTAAAAGTACGACCGGACGCATTTCCGATAACAGACTCAGGAACTCCGAAAGCTGAAAGAATTTCTTCTTTTGTTATTTGTCGCATTTGTATGTATGCGGCGTCTCTGGGACTTGCAGATGTGTCGACAAAATCAACACCATCGTCTGATGAGATTACGGTTGTGTGACCGGCTTTAGACAAGTTTCCCCTAAATCTATTACGTAGCTCTTCTTTGTCATCGTCATCTATTTCTCCTCTTACTACGAGAAGACCGCCAGGTCTTCCATCGTTAAGTAAATAGTTCCTATTGTAAAGTTTTGCTAAGTTTTCTATTTCTATTGCCACCCCAGAAGCTTCAAGTGGAGTCAGTGAAAGATAAGGGTCAAGGGGGTGAGGTCTACGAATCCAGCAGACGTCGTCTGGCTTCATAATAACCTTGTCTCCGGTTGGCATCATGACTTCATAGCCTGAAACAAAAGTTTTTGGGTGAGGAATCGGAGATGTGGATTGTGGCGGAAGAAGGTTTAGGGCGACAATTCCTCCATCGCGGCCACGAATTTTCTCTATAAACGCTCCTCGCGTTCCGAGAAGAAGCTGAGCTGAAAGCCTGTATCTGAAAATAAAAGAGTTTTCGCCTATGTTTGATTTTGTGTTCAGAAGCTCAAGGAGGGTTGATCTTTTGGCTTCTCTGCCAACAACCAGTTCACCCATATTGGAGTTATCTTTACGCAAAACTATAGGTAGTCGCGCTTGGTTTCCTGCGATCGCATCAATGCATCGATTAACCCAGGTTATCTTAGACATTCCCTCGCGGTATGCGCGCTCTATGTCCCACGAGTCCCTGTATGGCTTTCCTGCAAATGAGGGATTCATCGAAACGGGAGCGCCGTATACACCTAACTCTTTAGAGCTAGTGCTTTTAATTGATTTGTTTTGTGGTGTATTCCAGCCCATAATTTTATTTACTCAAGCCCCAAGATGAATCCAAAAAGTCCGCAACCTATACCCGCAACCACTATTCCAGCCGGTGGGAATATTAAGCCAACACCAATACTAGTAAGTATTATAAATGACAACATAAATACATAAGCGAAGGTAGTGCGATTTAGCTTTATTCTTTGCTGAATCGCTAATCGCCAATTATTCTGTCGTTGTTTCTTTTTTTTGTCCTGCACTGGCATATAACATACAGTAGCGCACAATTTTGTCGCAGGAACAACTAAAGGTCTTTTACAATGGATAATAAACCCAATTGGGCGGAGGTCCTCGAATACCTTCAACCTAAGGAACCTCCATTTTGCCCCGAGGAACCCTCTATTAACCAAAAAGTATTTCTTCGCACGAACGCTCTAGAAGCGTTGTTCGGGGGAGCGGCTGGCGGTGGAAAAAGTTCAGCATTGCTAATGGCAGCATTGCAGTACGTTGACGTACCTGGATATTCTGCACTTCTTTGCCGTCGTACATTTGCCGACTTATCGCTCCCTGGAGCATTGATGGACCGTTTTAAGTCATGGATGAGCAACTATGACGATATCCATTGGAATAACAACACTTTTATTGCTACGTTTCCATCGGGAGCAAGAATATCCTTCGGTTACCTCAATAATGTCAACGATTATCTTAGATATAAGGGTTCGGAATTTCAGTTCATAGGGATGGACGAAGTTACGGAAATACGTGAATCTGACTACAGGTATTTGTTTTCTCGCCTCCGTCGCCCAGCTAACGGTCCAGTTTCGCAAGTCCCACTAAGAATGCGATGTGCGTCAAACCCTGCTCCAAACTGGGTGCGTCAAAGATTTATAGTTGAAGGAAAAGAAACAAATAGAATTTTTGTACCCTCTACGCTGAAGGACAACCCAGGAATTGACGCCGACTCGTACAGGCAGTCATTGTCCGCACTCGACCCCGTTGAGCGGCGAAGACTGGAAGAAGGAGACTGGTGGTCTACGACTCTTGGCACAATGTTTGACAGAACATCATTTGAGATAATAGACCCAATTGACATCCCGATAATAACCAGCGCAGCAAGAGTGGTTCGTTTTTGGGACCTTGCAGCTACGGAACCAAGTGCCTCAAACCCTGACCCAGACTGGACTGTCGGCACTTTAATGCTTTTCAATGGCGGCGTAGCTTATGTTTTGGACGTAAGGAGAGCAAGAGTTCGGGGAGAAAAAGTAGAACAATTAATTTCTCAGACATCAATAGAAGATGGGCATGGGGTAGCGATACGCATGGAACAAGAACCAGGCTCCTCCGGAAAAGCATTGCTGGATCAATACGCTAGATACGTAGTTCCTGGCTACGATTTCGGCGCTGTACGCGCTACGGGGGACAAAGTGACCCGCGCTAGACCATTCGCTGCAGCGGTAGCCAATGGAAACGTTCGGTTAGTTCGAGGTCCGTGGATAACTGGATGGCTTGATGAATTTGCCTCTTTCCCGGAAGCCTGCGACCACGACGACCAAGTCGACTCGGCTGTTGGAGCATTTACTCATTTAACGGGCCTTGGGTTGCCACAGAGAAAACGAGCATCTATACTCATCTAGCAAATAACTAAACAAAAGGGGTATTAATGCTAGATAAAATAAAAACTTTACAAAAAGAGCTTGTAAATCTCGACAATGAACTTCAAGATTTTCTGAAAACAGCAACAACGCCAGAAGAAGCTTGCTTAATTTTGTCAGAGATTAATTTTCTTAAACGTGATCTTTCCATTGTCTACGATGGGTACTGCGCCGGAGTGCTTCAACTTATGGGAGAGAGCGACGGCTATACGCTTGAGAACGGTGCGGAGATTGAAAGAAAATCAGGCTACGACAGAAAAGCTTGGAAACACAAGGATCTCGGCGCTGAAGTTGTCGATAAACTAATCTCCATGTCTGTTGACATGGACACTGGGGAAGTGACAAAATCTACCAGACAAATAGCATTAGAAATTCTCGACTACTGCGCCCCCTCGTACTGGAGGATTAAAGAATTGGGCAAAATTGGCGTGAACCCAGACAACTACTGTGAAGTAGGCGAGCTCAAAACCAGTCTCATCGTTCGTAAATCAAAAAACTAGAAACAGAACAAGGAAAATAAAAATGGAAATTAATGTAACTGAAATGTCCGCTGCCCTTAGTGCTCAATTTCCTCAGGAAATGGAACGAGTTATTGTAAAAAGCGGGGTCGAACTAATTTACCTCCCTATCAGCGAAGTTATTAACAGACTAAACAAAGTAATCGGTGTTGATAATTGGTCCTTTCAAGTCATCTCGGTTGAGCGTGACTCCGTAGACCAAGACGAGATCATCGCCCACGTCAGCTTGACAGCGGTTATTGATAATAAAAAAGTTGTTAAACATGGCGTTGGTGGACAGCAGGTAAAACGTTCCAAGAAAGATGGTCGAGTAATTGACTTGGGGAATGACTTCAAGGGTGCCGTATCGGATGCGCAAAAAAAAGCAGCGCAACAACTAGGAATTGGGCTATATCTAGCTCGTTCTGCTGACGCCCTTGATGCGGAAGAAGCAATAGAAGCCCACGTCGCCCCTGAGATCTCTAGCTCTAAACCAGTCTCGTCAGAAGTTGACGAAAGATGGGAAGCATTTGTCGAGATCGTTGGTGGGTTGACAAAAGAACAAAAAGATCAGCTCAACACATTTTGGGCAGAACATGCAGGGGGCCGCGCAAAGCCAACCAAGGCAAGTGCCACTCTGGAAGATCTTGAACCACTTACCGTAGAAGCACTTCGTCTTCGTTTTGGTGGTTCTTATGTCAACAATGCGACTAGCAGCCCTGCATGAGCGATAAAGAACTCATAGCTCCAGAATATTTATCACCATCCTCTGTCTCAACATTTAATCAATGTCCACTTAAGTTCAAATACAGTAAAATCGATGGCCTTCAGGACTCCGGAACAGAAGCAACAATGCTTGGTAACTTCGTTCATGAAGTTCTTGAAGCAATGTACGGGTTGGCTCCTGATTTAAGAACACAAGAAACTGCAAAGGTTCTTGCTCGGGAGTTGTGGGCTTCAAAATGGAGCGACGAAATATCAACCTTAATTCACGACGAAAAGAATCTAAATCGCTTCCGCTGGACCGCATGGTGGTGTATCGAAAATCTTTGGCGCTTAGAGGATCCAGCCTTAGTTATTCCCCACTCTGTTGAATCTCACGTTAGAGGAGAGATTGGCGGAGTAAAAATACACGGCTTCATAGATCGTCTCGCTTTTGAAAACGACACAGCAACCGTAACTGACTACAAAACTGGCAAGACCCCTCGCAAAGGGGATCTAAATGACAGATTTTTTCAGCTAATAATTTACACACAGCTACTTGAAAGCGTTGACATATTTGCTGCAAATAATTTAGTAGAGCTACTTTATCTCAAAGATGGGATCCGCTTCCAAAAAGAGATAAATAAAGAAGATATAAATCAGATTACCGAAAAGCTTCAGTCCACTAGGGTTGGCATTGAAGAAAGATGCAAGGCTGGGTACTTTGAGCCTTCAACTTCATTTTTGTGCAATTGGTGTGGATTCAAGCCTATCTGCCCAGCCTGGAAACGATAAAAATGCAACAACAAGAAAGATTCAAAATGAAAGTAAATGACGACGCCTTTGCTCGCATGGTTGCCGAAGAAGTAAAAAATAAACTTTCCCCTCTCCATAAAAGCGAATTAATGAAAGAGGAGAACTGGCATTTGTGGCAAGCAGCGCTTATTGCTCTTTCTGAAAACCTTCAAAGTCAAATCTTAACCATTGAATCAGATGCTGAGTCAGATGAAAAAAGGTACTCCTCCCTTGGGGTTGGCGGTAAAAAACTTTCACATCAGGCCGCCTCTTACTACGGCGACAAAGCAACGCGAATCAAAAGATTCAAGTTTCACGTCGACAAACGATTAGATGAAGTATCTTTAATGATTGAAACTGGTCAGGAGATGGAATCAGACGGCTGGGAAAAAGTAGATTTTTTTAGGCGAGCCATAACTAAGCATAGGAGCATGCTTAGGGAGTACGACATGGAAGATACGGCCATAGATAGATCCCTATGGGCTACACTTGACTACAAGTGGACGTTTGACGCTATTACTGAAGAAGATCTTTAATAATATTTATTATTATTTATAAATCAAATTTGCGTTCACTTTTAGCAATGGAGATTTATTGTGATCAGACGGAACAAACCACTTAAAAATAAAACCGGCCTAAAACGTCAACAGACCCCAATTGCAAAACGTTCAAAAAAAACTGAAGAAAAATATCTTGAACGTCGCCCTTTTGTTGAGAGAATTCTTAAGGAAAGGCCACTTTGTGAAGCCTGCAAAGTTTTTGCAAAACATGATGATAAATCTATATACAATCATCATATGAGCAAAGACGTACACGAAATTATTCGTCGGTCGCAGGGGGGCTCAATCTTGGATGACGATAATGTTCTTGCTGTGTGCAGGCCATGTCACGTCAGAATAGGCAATTATCCTCAGCTTGCGTTTGACCTTGGATTGGCAAAGCATGGGTGGGAAAAATAATTAGCAGAACTATTACTCTTTTCTGTAAAATGTTTTAACCTAAAATCTTCTTAGGTACCTAATTCAGCGATAACTTTCGAGAATAGAAAGGTCAGGTGGTCCAATGTCTAGTGGTCTTATCCACGGCAAGGAAGCTGGAGTCGCGTCGAACTCATAGTCACAGTCGACTAACGCCCACAACCGCTGGCTCGCTCTGCAGGCCCCAGCGGTTGTTTGCTGTCTAGGAATAAAAATTGTTCTAACATATAGTTCTGGGCGCAACCAAAACCTTAGGATCGTTACAGATGCAGAAGCCGGGAGATTAATTTCTTCCGGCTTCTGCATATAGTAGGATCGATTTTATGAACGTAATGGGGCTAGACCTTTCCTTGACATCGACAGGATGTTCCATAAACTCAAGAACATGTGTGGTTGGCACTAAAACAAAAAGTGCCGAAAGACTGTCCGTTATTTCTAAGTTAATATTAAATTTGGCACTAGATAATTCAGTCGATGTTGCAATAATAGAGGGATACTCATTTGCCTCTCGCAACAGTCAAGCTCACAGTATCGGGGAACTCGGCGGAGCAGTAAGGATGAGGCTATGGGAAAACGGTATTCCCTTTATAAATGTCCCCCCAACATGCAGAGCTAAGTTTGCTACAGGAAAAGGAAATGCCGGAAAGAACGAAGTTATTTCAGCTATTTCTGCAAGGACAGGAATAGTCTGGTCAGGAGCGGGGGCAGACGACATGTGCGACGCCTGGATACTTGAGCAAATGGCTAAACAATTTCTCAATGAATCCTCTTTTAGTTGGCCAAAAGTAAATATTGAATCTTTAGAAAAAATTGATTGGTCTCCGCTGGTAGGATTACCTAAAATAAAAAAGAAAAAAGGTTTTGATGCGCAACTCCCCGATTAGCCAAGTCGATATTGAAAATGAAATTTTACGTCTTTTGGATAGGCTTGAAAAAGAAACAGAGTCTTTTGAGTCACTTTCTGTTGACTCATCAAAAAAAGAAGCACACTACAAATCTAATTGGGCAAAAGAATATCTTGGGGCAAATGGAGCTATAAAGCAAAGAGAAGCATGGGCGGATTATAAGTTGGAACAAGATTATTATGAATATAAAATTGCCGAGGCTTTAGTTAAATCAAAAAGAGAAGTGCTTCTAAGCTTACGGTCATCAATTGACGCAATGAGAACACTAAATGCGAATGTAAGGGTCCAAGTATGAAATTTATAAAAAGAAATAAATCACTATTCCCAGAAAAACTAACAACGCATTGGGATTCCTTGCCTCATAAAAGATATTCAAGCATGAACGACGATGATCTTTGTCCTTGGAACCTGAGCCCAAAAACAATTGACGAGTTTGTGTTGGCATGTGATCAACGAAATGAGTGGCACAAGAATAATGCTGGAGATCCTCGTTACTCCTGGTGGTCATGTCTATTGACCCACGATCTAATGGAAGACATCGCAAGAACGTTAAAGGAAATTAAAGATGAACAACATTCATAATTCTCTACAGCACTTGGCGGTTGACATATTGGACCTAATTCCACTTGAGGACAATCCCAGAAAGGGAAATGTTGACGCGATAGCATCTTCTTATCTTGAGTTTGGGCAGATTAAGCCTATTGTAATTCGACCAAACGATGACGGAACTGCAACAATCATTGCCGGAAACCACCAAGTCCAAGCAGCAAAGAAATTGGGATGGGATAAAATTGCTGCGGTTCCTTACGAAGTGGATAATCTTCGGGCGATCGCATTCGCAATTGCTGACAACAGGACGATGGAACTTGGTTACACAGAGCCAGATCTGCTTAATAACGTTATTTTGGAGATTGGAGATTACTATCCTGAGCTGATTGAGGGCTTAGGATGGGATGAATTTGAATTTGCCGAACTAGAACAAAAATCAATTCGAGAAGAAAATCAAGTGATTAGTTCAGGAAACTCCTACACTTCGCCTTCACTACAAACTCCCGCCAGCGATTTCGGAAACGGATTTGGAAACGGATTTGGAAGCCGCGAAGAAGAAGAAGAGCCACGTGCCCTACGAGAGTCTCCACGAATAGACATGAATGCAATTTCGATGACAAAAGACAGAGACGGCAAAACTGAATTAAACGTGAGGTCTGGAGTTAATCAAGACGATGCAGTCGTGAGGGGATCAACAACCGTTTCTCCTTCATCCGCACCTCAGGCAGTTGTCCAGTACACAATAGTTTTTGATACTCATCAACAGCAGGCAAGGTGGTATGAATTTATAAAATGGCTTCGATCTGACCCCGCAGTTGCTGGAACCACAACAGCAGAGCGAATAATAGACTTCATCGATCAGCACATCGAGCTATGACGCGTCAACGCCTATTCCTTGACATGTCGTGTGTTGACGCAGCACGTCAAAGAATAAGGCACGTTTACGACACTTTTGATACTGTTTGTGTCCAGTTTTCTGGAGGCAAGGACTCGACGGCCGTCTTGCACTTAGCGCGAGAAGTTCATGAGGAAAGAGGCCTAGGTCCAGTAAAAGTAATATTTCGTGACGAAGAAATGGTCAGCCCAACGGTGATCGACTACGTTGAGCGAGTCAGAAACTATCCCTGGGTTGATATGGAATGGTATTGCTTGCCATACCCTGCGGAAATATGGGTTCTTGGCAGAAGGCTAACAACTCTTTTGTGGAGTCAGGAAAGATATGAGCAAGGCCGTTGGGTTAGAGAGATGCCATCATGGGCTATAAGCGGTAAGAACTTTGGCCTATCTCACAATACATCACTCCCTGAG